TGGCGTCGAGTGCTAAATGAGTGTCAGCGATATAGCACAGGCGGCGAGATTCCCACGGCTATCCTTGTAGGAATGAGCGATCAAAACATCGCTGAACTTACAACACACCTGCGCACTAAGGATTTTAAAAGCATGCGCAGCTGGGTTGTGAACAACAGTAGCCTTGATAGCAGCGTTGTGTTTCGCAAGATTTATGACAGCTTGTATGATACTGCATCACCCAACAGCATTCCAAGTGCTGTACTTATTCTTGCAGACTATAGTTATAAGGCATGTTTTGTAAGTGACAGAGAACTTAACATGGTAGCATGTATGACCGAACTGATGAGTAACGTTGAATGGACAAAGTAATATGGCAGCCAAGAAAAAAGAAACAGCTGAGGCCGCAGCTCCTAAGAAATTGTCATTTTTTGATTTTCTCAATAGTATCAACGAAGGCACAAATGGTAAAAGTTTATTGACCGAATGTAAAGCTGATAATAGCGAAGGCGCGGCCGATCCATCTAGTGCGGATCGTGCATACCTACCTTTCATGGTAAATCGTGGGCTCTCATATTTTAATGATACTGTGCTGCTCGCCAATGAAATGAATCGTTATGCTGCTTTGCCAGTCAAAATGCAATATGACTTTCTCAAGAATACTGTTCGCGCAAAGAAACGCTTTAGCAAATGGAGCAAAAAGATGGATGATGGCGCAGATGTGCAAATGCTGATGGATCATTATTGTTATAGTGCAGAAAAAGCGCGTGAGGCTTTACCTTTGCTAAGTGAGTCTGCATTATCAGCTATTCGCGCTAGCCGAGATCGTGGCGGTCGTAAGTAATATAAATAAACTATTGCTATGTATGACAATTCACAAAATGTTATTGAGTGGGCTCCAACCGATATGGTTGAAGTGTATTTGAATGAGCCTGATGATTTCTTAAAAGTAAAGGAAACGCTAAGTCGTATTGGCGTAAGTTCCAAAAGAGATTTAAATGTGCTATACCAAAGCTGTCATATCCTACACAAGCAAGGCCGTTACTTTATTGTTCACTTTAAAGAACTCTTTATGCTTGATGGTAAACCGTCAAACTTTACACATGATGACTATTGCCGTCGCAATACTATCATTACGCTATTGAGTGATTGGGGACTGGTGCGAGTAGCTAATGCTGAAAGTATCAAAGAAATTACTTCGCTTAAACAAATTAAAATTATATCTCACTCTGTTAAGAGTCAATGGGATCTTCGCTCAAAATATAGCATTGGTAATATCAAAAAGAAATGATTAAATTATTTTTTTTACTAGTATGCATCGGTATGCTAAGCAGCTGTTATGTTTCTCCACCAGTTGGAATATGTGTTCAGCCAGTGCTATACATTCCAACATATAACTATAGGTGTATACCATCATATCGCTATCGCTATGACCGACCATTTTATGATTACCATTGTAACCCTTATTGCTATAGAAATTGGCCTTAATATAAATATAGTATAACATAAAAATATGTGCTGCATTGCTGTTAAATACATCAAGAACTATGGTTGGGTTGGCGCTAAGAATCGTGACCGCAATTATAAAACCGAAATAGAAATTGTTAACTCCAACAGAGAAAACATTCAACGGCTATACATTGATGATCAGACTACACGATGGACTGAAGGTATCAATGAATATGGTGTAGCAATTATTAGTGCTTCTTTTAGTGTCAAGAGTGACGAAAAAGAAGGTGGCAAGGTATTAGCTAAGAAAGGTAAAAACAGTAAAAAGAAAGCAATGGTATCGCCAGACGGCCTTGCTATTCGCAATTCTTTACTATGTAAGGATCCTAAGAGCGCAGCAAAGATGCTGATTGAAAAGGAACTTGCTGGTGCAACCTTTATTTTTAATAGCGACAAATGCTATCTTCTTGAAGGTGGTTTTACTGTTAAAAAAGCAGACAGCACCGACAAGAAGCCACGTAAATATATTTACAACCTAAAGGAAATTACCAAAGATGATAATCATTGTGTGCGTACTAACCACGGCATTGATCTTACACAGCTGGGATATAGTGCAAATGCGACGGACCCAAAAATCATCCAATCGAGACAAAGCAGTGAAGAGAGATGGAAAATAATCAACAACTACCTGCGTGATGTTGAGATTAACAATCCCGTTGACTTTCTTGAGGCAATGAGTCAAAAGCCTAATGATGATCCATTCATGAACCCAGTGCGTATGGGCGACCCAGGTAAAGGTGATATGGTTACAACTGGTCAGTTGCTTATTACTTGTAAAGAGCGCACACTACACTATCGCCCAATTTATAGCAGCGTACATTTTAGTTATGACAAACTAAATGGTCAAACTGCAAAGACTTTCTTTGAGATTATTAGTTCAAGAAAATTGCTTTCTTTTAAAGAATTTTCCTCTAATAAGAATAAATAGATTTGTGGCGAGGTTGGCCACAAAGGTGAATGCCGTTTCGGGTTCATCTACAACATAAACCAAAAACTTGCTTAATAAGGAGTTAAAAAACATATGAAAATAAATACATTGTCCCCTTGGGGAATTGGGTTTGATCGAGTCTTTGCTGACTTCGATGTCGCGTTTAAGGAAAATACAAATGTATACCCACCGCATAATGTGGTCAAGCTTGACGATGATTCGTTCTTGGTCGAACTTGCGGTTGCTGGATTCTCTGCTGAGGATCTTACCATTGAGACTGCTGAAAATTCGCTAGTGATTACCGGTGAACATGCAGTTGAAGATGAGCGGGAATACGCACACAAAGGTATCAGCGCACGCAAGTTTACGCGCCGCTTTACTTTAGCAGAACATGTTAAAGTCGGTGAAGCATCACTTGTGAATGGTATCTTAATCATCGCTCTTGAGCGAGTCATTCCTGACGAGAAAAAGCCACGCATCATTGCTATCAAGTAAAGCAATAAAATAAATCCAAATCGGCCCAGTTTGTAGTTTACATCTGGGCCGATTTAGTTTATAATAACATATAATGATTAATGGATTCTATACTTGCATTGACCGCCATATGAACAGCCTGCGCTATCGCGGCTATGATGACGAAGGTAAAAAGGTTTACAATAGTTACAAATTCCGTCCAGTAATGTATCTGGAAAGTAAGGATAAAGCTGCAAAGTGGCGCAGCCTTGAAGGTCTCCCACTTGAGCCGATGAGATTTGATAGTATGAGTGAGTGCCGCGAGTTTGCAAAAAGCTATGAAGGCGTTCCCAACTTTAAGATCTATGGAAATGATCGGCATATTCCTGCATTTATTCAAGCAGAGTTTCCCAATGAAATTGTGTATGATCGCCGCCTTATTGACATTGCATACATTGATATTGAGACTGCCTACGGTGTAATCCCAGGCGTAACAACCACAAGTTTCCCTGAGCCTAGTGAGGCACGTCATAGTGTATTGACCATTGCACTAAAAAGCAGCAGAGCTGAGCAATACATTGTGTGGGGACTAAAGGATTATGACGTCAGCGCTAGCAGCAGCCCACATCTTAAAAAGGAGTATCGTCAATTTGAAACTGAATCCGAAATGCTGCTAGACTTTATCGGCTGGTGGAGCGATACTCTTAATACCCCTGATGTAATTACTGGTTGGAATACCACACTCTTTGATGTTCCTTATCTTGTGAATCGTATCAGTAGAGTATTGGGTAGTGATGAAGCTAGCAAGCTGAGCCCATGGCGCAAGATTGAGCAAAAGACGGTTACCGTAAAAGGCCGTGAGAATACTCTTTATAACATCGCCGGCATTCAGCAACTTGACTATATGGACTTGTTCCAAAAGTTTACGCTCAACACCTATGGCAAGCAGGAAAGCTACAAGTTGGACAACATTGCTGAAGTAGTGCTGGGTCAAAACAAGTTGGACTATGGCGAAGAAGGCACGCTAGCCAAACTGTATGAGCGGGACTTCCAAAAGTTTGTTGACTATAACATTGTTGACGTTGAACTTATTGAGCGCTTTGAAGCTAAGCTGGGATTGATTAACCTTGTGTTTACCCTTGCATATTTTGGCGGTGTCAACTATAGTGATACATTGGGTACGGTTGCTATCTGGGATAGCATCATCTTCCGTCGCCTTGCATTAAAAAAGATTGCGGTACCGCCAAGTCGCCCAAGTCAAAAGGTTAGCTACCCAGGCGGCTTTGTTAAGGAAGTGGTGCCGGGCATGTATGATTGGGTTATGAGTTTTGACCTTAACAGTCTTTATCCCAACATCATTATTCAATACAACATGAGCCCTGAAACACTTGTGCGGCACATGCATCTGCCAAGTATGAATCCTGACGTTGTATTGGCCAACAAGCAACATATCAGTCCTGAGGAGAATCTTGCGGTTGCTGCAAACGGCGCATGCTTTCGTCGTGATAAGCAAGGGTTTCTGCCTGAGATTATTGAGGAGCTATACAATCGTCGTGTTGGCATCAAAGCTGAAATGATTCGCAAGAAGAAGGAAAAGGAAACCATCAACTCTAAGACTGACGCCCGAAAGTATAAGAGTATTGATATTGAAGTTGAGCGTCTTGAGACCGAACAAATGTGTATAAAAATCCTTATGAACTCACTTTATGGGGCTTTGGGAAATTCTTACTTTAGATATTTTGATATTGCAGTTGCTGAAGGTATTACTCTTACTGGTCAGTTGGTTATTCGTTGGGCTGAAGAGCATGCTAATGTTTGGCTTAGCAAATTCCTTAAGGATGACGGTGTTGTGGATCGAGTTATTGCAGCTGACACAGACAGTTTGTATATTCACGTAAAAGATGTGATTGAAAAGTTTAAGCCCAATAATCCAGTTGCATTCCTTGATGAATTTGGAAGCAAGGCCGTTGAGCCGATGCTTAAGAAAGCGTTTGATAGCCTTGCCGATCTTACTAATGTTTATAAACCTGCAATGGTTATGAAGCGGGAGGCTATTGCTGACCGTGGAATCTGGACTGCTAAGAAGCGATACATTCTTAATATTCACAACAATGAAGGAGTGCAGTATACCGAACCAAAAATCAAAATGATGGGTATCGAAGCAATCAAAAGCAGTACTCCTAAAGTATGCCGCGGCGCATTCAAGGAAATCTTTAAGATTATTATCAATGAGGATGAAGCTAAGACCCAAGCTGCAATCGCAATGTTTCGTGCGCATTTTGCAACCATTCCAATCGAACAGGTTGCCTTCCCTCGAGGTATTACCGATATTGTAAAGTGGCGCGATAAACAAACCATCTATAAGAAAGGTACGCCGATGCATGTGCGTGCTGCTCTAATGTATAATCATATGCTTAAGCAGAAAGGATTGACTGATACATATCAACCAATTCAAAGCGGTGACCGTATCAAATACATTCCACTCAAGTTGCCTAACCCAACAGCTGAAAATGTTATTGGATTTGTGGATAAGCTCCCAGCTGAATTTGATATGAACAGATATGTCAATTATGATCATCAGTTCAACAAGACTTTCATTGAACCACTTGAACTTATTCTTGATGCAATTGGCTGGAGCGCAGAACCGCGTGCAAGTCTAGAAGATTTCTTTAACTGATAAATTACTATATGAATACAGCAACAAACAGACAAGATGGACATATGAAAAAACAAGCCGCGCACCGTTGGCAACAAATAAAAGAATTGTGGGACTGTGGTAAAAATGTTGAAGAAGATGTTAGCACCGATATGCATATGATGCATCAGTATTATGGAGTCAACGATGCAGTTGAAAACTTATCAGCTGATAATCTAACCAGCTTTATCAAATTCCGTTATGACTTTTTGCAAGAAGAAGTAAATGAAGGCAAGGCTGCAATCATTGAGCGCAACAGCGAAGAAATTGTTGACAGCCTGATAGATATTATTGTTGTAGCGGCTGGTACACTAGACTTGCTTCAAGTTGATTTTCAAAAAGCCTGGTTTGAAGTGCTGCAAGCAAACATGGCTAAGCGCGTTGGAATTAAAGAGAGCAGACCAAACCCACTTTCATTACCAGATTTAGTCAAACCCGAAAATTGGACCGCTCCAGATCATACAGGCAATCATGGACTTATCCAAAAAGCATTTGCTGATCACGCATGAAGTATAGTCTGACCATCTTTAAAAGTATCTATGACAACAAGACACACCGTCAATTGTCATTTAATACATGGGACGCATTTGAAAGATTGCTATACAAGTTGAGCGATCAACCTGGATACAAGCCGAAGAAGGATGAGCGTAAAGATGGCAGTGCACTTATTAGTCCAGCGATATTTACGGCTGGCACTACTCGAGCAAATGCTAATGTAACAGCGTGGGCTGGTTGGGCGGCACTTGATGTTGACACATATGAAGGCCATTGGATGGATGCAATAAGTGTATTTAGAGATGTGCGATATGTATGTTACAGCTCTGCCAGCTCAACAGACGAGCATCCAAAGTTTAGAGTGGTATTGCCTCTTACATGTGAAGTGCCGGCGGATCGCATACGTCACCTTTGGTATGCTTTAAATAAAGAGTATAATGGATTGGGTGATCCTCAAACCAAAGACTTAAGCCGAATGTATTATGTGCCAGCGCTTTATCCAAACTCTAAAAAGTTTATCTTTAGTAATCGTGAAGCACCAATGATTGATCCTTATGAGATTATGGCAAAGCATCCATGGACTGGTAACCTTCAGCGCCTATCATTGTCTGATAAACTACCTGAAGAAATGCGTCGTAAGATTGAGCAATACCGCAAAGAAAAGTTAATCAACACATCATACAAGTGGACTTCATATGCCGATTGCCCATTTGTCAACAAGCGAATGGTTGCAGAGTATCGTACCATCCAAGCTGGCGGCTGGTATCATATGATGTATAAGATTATGATGAGTATTGCCGCAAATGCAATGAAGCGAGGTTATCCTATTACATCAGCTGAAGTTGCACGCCTGTGTAAAGATATAGACAATGATACTGGCGGCTGG